GCCGCACTTAACCCCAAAGAAGCACTTGCATTTGAAGGTGTTAATTTAAGATCATTTGGTTTTACTTGGGAGTTATATCCTCATAATCAACAAGAGTCTCAAACAATTAACAGAATTGCCAAAACCTTCCAAAGACATGCATTGCCAGCGACAACAGACTTGGTGCCTGGATTGTTTGAAAGAACCTTCCTTGAATATCCTTCTACTGTTGATATCAGACTTCTGGGTGTCATTCCAAATATGTTCCCAGAATATAAACCATGTATGATGAACAACGTTAATATTAGTTTCGAAAACGCCGCAGGATCTATTCCCATCATGCAAGGTGGTGCGCCTGGATCTGTCACACTCAGTGTAAACTTTACAGAGATGTCTGCACGTACAAGAGAAGACGTAGAAGGTGCATCAACATTTACAAGTGGTTTAGCAGCGAACCAGATAGATGGAGTCCAATAATGGCAAAATATTTTGAAAACTTCCCAATTGTAGAATACGATGGAAAAAGAGTTCGAGACATTACGAGACGTAACCAATTCGTTAAGGGTTTATCTACGAACCCAATGTTGTTCCTACCTTATACAATAAAACAAAATGAACGTGCAGAAGACGTAGCTCTATTCTATTATGGATCTGTTGATTACGATTGGTTAGTTTATATGGCAAATCAGATTGTTGATCCATACTATGAATGGCCAATGGATGAAGAGACATTTAACAAACACATTATCGCAAAGTACCAAGAGGTTTCTGGTCAAAAAGGTGATGATGTAGTAGACTGGTCAAGAGATCCAGATAACGATGACAACATCGTTTACTATTATAAGGAAGTATAACAAATGGCAGTTGATCAGGTTATTCTTGCTCCCGAATCATTTCGAACGATCTATCTACGAAAAGAAGACCGTGTAATTCTTCGTACAGAGCGGGGACGTAAGATTATTATTAAACGTATTATTCCAGATGAATGGAAGGAATATCGTATTTACGACTTCGAAAGAGATAGAAATGAATCTAAGAAAGAAATATTTCTTTTTGATAACAGATTTCTACCACAACTTACTAAAGAATTTCTTAAAACAATTAAAGCAGATGAAGAATAATGTCTGATTTCAATCCTTCATATGGATCTTGGAAAACAGTAATAGTAAAATCCTTTGACGGTGTAGCCGAAATGGATATTACTGGGATGGTTACTGAGGTACAGATTATACAAAGCATGGGTAGTCCTCTCTACCGTGGTAGCTTACGTGTGCTCGATACAGTAGGATTGTTAGAGAATAAAGGATTTAAGATAAGAGGTGAAGAAAGTTTAGAACTTGTTTTGGAAACAAAAGATCTAAAACAGTCACGTGGTCCAAACGGTTTAGTAGAGATACGGGCACAAGTTATTAGTGTTGATAACGTTGATGTAACGGAAAATGGTACAGGTTTAATTTACACACTGCAGTGGATATCTGAAAGTAGTTACAAAGTAGGTAAGAGACGTATACGTGCACCGTTTAAAGACAGGAAAGCGTCAGACGTTGTAGAAGCAATTTTTAAGAAGTATTTCTATAGACTTTCTAAAGTGAGAAGATCAGGAGATAACGAAATTATTCCCTTTGGTGCAACCAAGTATCAAATGGCAGGTACTGATGGAAGACACTTCTATCTTCAACCTACAGAAGGTGATTTGAGATGTCTCATTCCAAATATGGACCCGACAGGTGCAATGAAGTTCTTGACGAACAGATCTTACAGTAAAGATTCCCCATCATGTTCATTTAGATTTTTCGAGACGATAGATGGATACTTCTATGTTACAGATGAGTTCCTTGTTCGACGTGGTACTGAAAACACAGAAATAGTAGAAGAGTTTTCATTCAACCCACTGAACTCTATGGACCCATCAGTTCCAGAAATGTCAACTAATACATTCAAAACTTTCAAAATTCCTAGTAGAGTTGATACAGCTTCGGATATGAGATCTGGTGCATACAAAAACGAAGTCCATGAGATTGATCTTACAAGAAGACGTGCAGTTGTTAAGAGTTTTGATTACCTAGACAACGCCAAATATTTTGATATGTCAGGTCAAAGAGTTAAACCCAGAGAGGGTCGTCATAGTCCAGAGTTCATAAGAGATACCTTTACAGAAGAAAATACTAAGAGATTTATTGTATATAAAGATTACTACGATCAGAGTGGTCCAACTTTAAGGTCCAATCAGTACTTCACAGAGATCATCCAAAACCAATCAATGTACGCTAGTCATTTGATGAACACTATGGTTACAGCTACCATTACAGGTAGAATGGATCTGAGACCAGGCAATTTAATTTCAGTAAGAGTACCGTCATTCAAAGTGCAGACAAATCCAGAAAGTCCATATAATGAGCAACTTTCTGGTAACTATCTAATCTATTCAGTAGGTAGTAGTTTTAAAGAAAATATTTTAAATACCACTCTCACACTTATAAAGTATGATTGGTCTGGTAGTTATGAACCGAAGCGAGGAAGTGTATAATGGAAACTGGTATCGGGTTACAAAATCCACTATTCTTTATTGGAGTTGTTGAGAACAACAACGATCCTCATGTAGAGGGTCGTGTTAAAGTACGTGCATTTTCTATTCACGGTAATAACAAAGAAGTACCTGCGACTGATCTTCCTTGGGCGATCTGCGCAAAGGGTGATTACGATCCCAATGGTGTAGTACCACCTCTCAATTCATTTGTGTGGGGTATGTTCCTTGATGGTAGAGATGCGCAACATCCTATTGTATTGGGTCTTATTCCATCTATGTTTGCCGAAGAAGTCAACCCAGATTTAAATGGTTGGGGTGTGATCCCAGATAAAGACGGTGATCTAGTTGCGAGAGGCGCAAGACCAAAAGATTATGGTAACCCACAAAATTCAAAACTTGGTCGTGGTGAATATATTAATGAAACATATGTCGCATCACAAGAAATGAAACGTGTAGAAGACATTAAGATTGCAGGAGATCCCAAAGGTGAGGATGGTGAACCACTTAAGTTTAGTGAACCCAATTCCGCATATAATGCAAAGTATCCACACAACCGTGTTATTGAAACATCAAAACACTCTATTGAAATCGATGACACGCCTGGTGCAGAACGTATTATGGTTCATCATGGATCTGGTTCTTATGTTCAAATTGATAACCGTGGTACAACAACTAACAAAGCTGTTGGTGACAAGTACGAAATAAACGATAAACAACAGCACGTCTATGTTGGTGGTCCAAGTATTGTGACTATTAACAGTGATGCGTATGTTTATGTTAACGGTAATAAGACAGAAGAGATTTCAGGTGACTATAATCTTATTGTTCGTGGTAACTATCAAGTTGGTGTGGGTCAAAGTTTATTCTTGAATTCAACACAACAAATACAAGCACGTGCCGCAGACATAATGATTGATGCAAACGTTGGTGCATTAGAAATGTTTGCGAAAGAAGAAACAAAGATCACTGCAGGTATTCAGTTAAACATGACTGCAAAGAAAATATTCTCACATGCCGCAGAAGAATGGCACGCTGTGTCAGATAGTTTTCTCAAGTTACAATCTAATGATGGTATGTGGATTAACTCTGTAGAAGGTGGAATGAATCTTAAAACATTGGAAAGTATCTTCGTGGAAACAGATGAGACGGTTTCTATTCGTGCAGGAAACGCAGTGAATGTAGATCCAGGCAGTGGTTTGGTTGATCTTGCAAGTGGATCTGCAGGTAATGCATCTGCGGCGGAAGCGGAGATTGCAGAAGTTGCGGATCAAGCAGAAATGCCAGAACCACCAACAGCGGGTACTGCAATTGGTGTTGCAAAAATCTCTTCAATGAACAATCCAGGCATCATAGCTACAGATGATGCAGTAGAAGATCAAGCATTCCCAGATGGTCCACAATGATTTGTAATACATATTATATAAGTTCAAAGGTTAAAAGACGATGACATCCTATTGTATCGACAGAAATGACTTAATAACCCAGTCCAAGTTGCGGATTGGTACGTCTCCTATTGCGGATGCGAATGGAGAACTGAATGTTTATGCCATTGAAGACTTTAAGAAAAACTTTCTACAAAACATAGAAGACGATTCGTCTATTGATCCTGTCCAATCACAGGTTAATCAGTATGGTAACGTATTCTATCAATCAGTAACCACTGCAAATGCATTTTTAGGTTCTGAACAGTTAAGAGACTACCCAGAACTTCTTGATAGATGGGAGAAAGGTGCAATCACTCCTTTAGAGTATGCACTCTTCGAGAAAGATTATCACTACACTCCCCCATCACTTATCAATGCTTGTAATAATGGTGACTTAACTTGCCTCAAAAACCTCAACGCATTTTATCGTGATAGTAACGGATCAATCCTTGGTGGATTTTGTTCCATGTTACCCAGTGTTTTCGGTGCAATCGGTGGTTTCTTCACAATCATTGGTGCAATTGGGTCATTAATTAACAATGCACTATCGTTTCTGGACAAATTAAAAAACCTAGAAGATCCTATCAAAGCTATAATCGAGAAAATTACAGTAACATCTTTAATTAATGCCATTAAAGAGAAGATTGGTAAGATTATTGAAGAGACATGGGACAAAGTAGTAGCAGTAGTTAATAACTTTAATGTAGAAGAGATCATTGGTAACGTTAAAACTTTCATCGAAGAAAACGTTATTGCGACAGGTGCAGCAATAAAAGATAAAATTGCTTCTATCCTTACTGATGATTTAAAACAAAATCTAATAGACAAAGTAAAATCATTATTTGATTACGGTGTAAGTCTGTTTTCTAATCCTAACCTACAAAAGATCCAATTTTTAATCTCACGTTTCTGTGGAATGTTAGGACAAGTAGAGGCACTAATCCAAGATGTAAAAACACCTATGGATAACTATGCATTTAAATACCAAAGAGTAGTTGATAGACTGGAACGCATCTCTGGTCTTGCAACTGCATCTGCAGTAAGTGATGGTGCAACACGTTATTCTGATGATGCTCGTCGTGCGGTAATAAATAGTATGCATAAGCAATGGATGCCACCACTAAGTCAACAACAATCGGCACTTAATGAAATAAGAAGAAGTAGTTTAGAGGGACTTCCAACATCAGTCACTAACTCTACCTTAACCTTTGATCAGGTATTAGATAATGTTGAACAAATTTTAAATGACCCAGAAAGTTCAAGAAAGGATCACATTCCTGACAGATGGACTCAGAAGGGACAGTCTGCAAACTTGGTGAGACCTAAATCGAGGCCAGGGACGCAATATCATACACCGACTGGTGAACAACCTGCAAACGATATTGACCTAGATGCATCATCTTATGGTCTAGTACCGAGTTGGTCTGAAATTCAAATGGGTGACCATCCAAGGTTTGCATACCAAAGTCGGATGGGTGAAAGAGGATGGACTAATGCATCACCAAGGGCGAAAGCTAAGTTGGCGGAGTTACAAAAGAAGATTGGTACTAAGTTTGTTATATTAAGTGCATATAGAGATGAACAGTTTCAAGCGCAATTGAGAAGAGAATCTGCGGCGAGAGGAGATTCCAAAGGAAGACTTGTAAATGGACAGTGGAACTATGGGGTTGCCTTTAGTTCTTACCATCTTCGGGGTCTTGCATTTGATATTGCCGCTAGTTCTATTCCCAACAGGGATGTGTTTAGAGCAGAAGCTGCTGCATTGAATGCAGTAGAGATCTTAAACTACTCTTGGGGTATGCATGTTGCATGGCGTGGTAACTAAGGAAAAGAAATATGACGTTAAACGTTTTTACACCAACTCAGAAAAAGATTAGTCTTTATTCTGATTTTAAAAAGGATTTAGAAGTAAATCTCTTAACTGACGATGTCTCTATACTAAGAGATGAAGACTCAGTTAAAGAAGCGATTCGTAATCTCCTTATGACAGACCGTGGTGAACGTTTGATGCAACCCAACCTTGGGGCAGGATTAAGACAACTACTCTTTGAAAACATGATACCTTCTACATTCGAACTTGTCAAAGAAAGAGTTAAAAGTACTTTAGAAATATATGAACCACGTGCAGACATTATTGATATAACAGTCTCTGGTTCGTTAGATGAAGGCTCAGTTTTTGTTAACATAGTCTTTTTTATCAATAACAGAGAACAGCCTATCACACTTGACGTGATATTAGAGAGGACACGATAATGGCGACACCCAAACCAATAGTCGAACTTGACTTTGATGCCGCTAAAGCGCAATTAAAGCAATACTTAAAGTCGCAAACGCAATTCAAAGATTATAACTTTGAAGGTTCTAACATGAGTGTCATGTTGGATGTTCTTGCATACAATACATATCATAACAACTTCTATACCAACATGGCAATGAACGAGATGTTCCTTGACTCTGCAATGTTGCGTAACAGTGTTATATCCCATGCAAAAGAGTTGAACTATCTTCCTCGTTCTCGTAAGTCTCCTAAAGCAGTTGTTCGTGTACGTATTGATGATCCACAAGGAACCATTGAAGATCAGGTAGTTGTTATTCCAACATATACTGAATTCGCAACATCTTTTCTTGGACAGACATTTAACTTCATTACAAACCAGACATATGTTGCCAGAAAGACTGCACCTAATGTTTGGGAATCAGAAGACATTGAAATCTTCGAAGGTGAAGTACTTGCAAGTTTCGAACGTGAAGGATTTATCATTGATGACAATGGTGTTCTAAGAGTTGCACTCTCTAACCCAGAAATCGATACAGACTCTCTTGTTTGTTTCATTGATGCGGAAGCAACAGAAAACCAGAACGTATTTACATTTAGATCAAGTATTTTCGGTGTGGGTGCCGAAGACAAAGTGTTCTATGTTGAACCATACTTTGATAACAGATACAATCTTTATTTCGGAAACAATGTTTTTGGTCTCCAACCAAGTGAGTTCGAAGACGTTAAAGTCCGATATCGTATTACAAGTGGTACGGAAGCAAATGGTGCAAATAAATTTACTACTGCATTCGTTCCAGACGTACAGATTACCACTACTACTATACAAGCTGCCGCAGGTGGTGCTGAAAGAGAAACACTCGAAAGCATTAAAAGTAATGCACCTAAAGCATTGCAGATCCAAGATCGTGCGATTACAACCAATGACTACGAGATCCTTTTAAAACAAGAATTCCCAGAGATCAATGCAGTTTCTGCGTATGGTGGGGATCAATTGGAACCACCTCAGTTTGGTAAAGTTGCAATTAGTGTGTATCTTAATGACAACGCACAGTTGATTTCTCAAACACTTGCAAACTCATATATCGATTTCTTGAGAAACAGAACACCATTGACAATTGAACCGTTCTTTGTTAAGACTGAATTCTTATATGCAGACTTAACTCTCACATTATCATACACATCTAAAGAGACAGAGAAGTCTCCAATGCAGATTGAAGCATTGGCAAGAGATGTTGTCAGTAAGTTCTCCGTAACTAATCTTAATAAATTCAAATCTAAGTTGAGACTTTCAAGATTATCAAAAGAATTAAACGACATTGATACTGCAATTGATAGTAATTCTATTAAAGCAAAACCAATTATTGAATTCTCACCAACAATTAATCAAATATACAATCCAAGATTTGTTTTTGGTGCTCCACTTATTCGTCCTTACGCATACACGACTACAGAAGGGTTTACTAACTACAAACCTGCAATCGTATCAAGTGTTTACGATCTTGATGGTATCTGTGTGTTCTTCCAAGATGATGGTAAAGGTAATATTCAAATTGTGACTGATGACGTTGCAAATCCACAGATCGTTAAACCTAATGCAGGAACAGTTGATTATGTGACAGGTGATGTGAAACTAGTAAACTTCGAAACTGAAAGTTATCCAGGCTCCGCAATTAAGATTTACGCAAATACTCAACAAGATGATATCACTGCCCCTAATGGACGTGTGTTCTTGTTGCGTGACGAAGACGTTAAGACTGTCATCTATTTGGATGGTAAGTTAGTGGCATCTCAATCAACAGATGATAACGTCCCTGTGGTATTGACTGCCCCTGCTGAGAGTGGTGTAACTCTCAGGACTTCAGGTGGATCTGGATCTTCTGGTGGTGCAGGTGGATCAGTATACAGTGGCACATCAGGCAGATCATCAGGGTCATCGGGGTACTAATAAATGGTCGATTATAACCAAGGAGAAATTCTAAAGAAGGTATCATTCTTCATTGATGCCCAGTTCCCTGCACTCTATAAAGAGTACGGTCCTGAACTGGTGCAGTTAGTAAAAGATTATTATACTTTCTTAGAAACTGATACAAACCAGTCCGTCTACAACATCAGACGTATCTTTGAGTATCGTGATGTCTCTACGACATTGTCGAGTATGGTTATTCATTGGCAAAGAAAGTATATGGCAGATCTTCCCCTTAAGGAAGATCAAGTTGTTTTTGTAATCAAGAATATTATGGACTTATACCGTGCCAAGGGTACGGAACAAGGTATTAAACTATTCTTCAGAGTATTCTATCAGGAAGACATTGGTGTCTATTATCCTGCGCAGAAAATGTTCAAACCTTCTGACTCCACTTGGAGAACAGGTACATTTCTACAAATGTTCCCAAATGATGGTGAATTTCTTTCCAAGACTGGTGTAGAATACACCTATCTAGATTTACTTGGTAGAAACATTATCGGTTCTACGACAGGTGCAAAGGCTTCTGTGAACAAAATTAACTTTGTTCTCCTGAATGGTATTCTCACACCAATCCTCTACATTGACAACCTTCAAGGTAGTTTCATCAAATACGATGACGTGTTGTGTCAAATTAACGGTGAAACAGTTTCGTTTGGTAAAGTCAATGGTTCATTGAATGCAATGACAATGGATACCAGATGGTCAGGTGCGACAACAGGTAACCAAGTCGGTGACATCTATGAAGTAGAAGGTACGTATGGTTACGGTGGACGTGCAATCGTTACTGGAATATCTGATGAGATAACAGGTTTCGTAGAATACGAATGGGTTGACGGTGGGTTCGGATACACAGTAGAGAACACAAGACTTCTTGTGAGTGATCAAGTTATTATTCTTGATGGTACATCAACTTCAACTGAATGGGAAGTCGGTGAAACCATCGGTGACCGTTTCGGTAACGAAGGTATTGTGACAGGGTTTAACGAGGTTGCACTTGGAATTAAACTTAATGACGGTGAAGAGTTTGACTTTGATCTTACACCACAATTAAAACGCAGAAGTTATGGTAACACTGCGATATTCTATAATGACATTACAAATAAGAACTCATCTTCGCCAGGCATTCTCTACCCAGATGGTAGTCCACAAATCGCAGATGATCAAGTTATTGCAGTTATTGATGACGTAGAGACAGTTTCTCTTATCACTGATCCTATTGCACCTTTCGTCACTGTACCAATTAACTCCGCAAACTATAACGCAGTGCCTCCTGCAGGTCAACCTATGTCTGGTACTGCAGATCCAGTTACTCTTGCAACACCTTTGAACCTTGCATTCGACTTAACACCGTTTGATATTGGTCGCATTGATATCTTTAGAAACGTAGATCCTGGCGTTAACTATACTAACGATGTTTGGGCTATTGCGCAAGATAGTCAGATGAAGCAATTTGAACGTAAAGATCAGATCATTCAACTTGCATCTCCTGCCGCCGCAGGTTCATTCAACATCGATGAGATCATCACTGAAGCAAACACAGGCATCAGAGGTGTTGTCCGTAGTTCGAATACACAGGTTGGTTCGGTTACATTTACACCCTATGCGTACTATGGATTTAGTGGAACAAATAACGTTGTCAGGCCAAACCAACAAGTCTTTAACATTCTTGGTGTGGAAAGAGATTACGGATCACGTAACTTTGGTGACAATGCTGAAATTGATGCAGAAGTGCAATTTGCCACAGGTAAAATTGACGAAGTCAGGATCTTCAACTCAGGATTTGGATATGTCAACGGAGAAACCGCATACCTTGCGAACAACTCCATTCGTGTTGCAAAAGGAACGATCACTGCAGAAACTCAAGGTACGACAGAGGGATACTGGTCAAACTTCAGTTCTCATCTCAACGGATACCAAGTAGATAGTGCAAACAACTATGCATACTTCGACTCTTCTATGAAACTCCAAGACAGTGATTACTATCAAGAGTACTCATATGAAATCCGTAGTATGTTGGGTCTAGAAACATACGAAGACTTCTTAAAAGAAAACATGCACACTGCAGGTACAAAACTCTTTGGACGTTTCTATTATCAGAGACAATTCGTTGCAGGTCCTGAAAAACGTGGTGTCAAACAACGTTTCTTACGTATCTTTAATGACAATGGTGAGTCAACTTCACCACTGGATATTGGTAACACATCTATTCTTACATCTGATATGTCAAACATCTTTGTGGATAGTACACCAATTACATCTGATAACGATTCATCCGCAGGTGCACCAGTAAACTATACATATACAGTAACACCTATTGGTGGGTTTACCGTAAACGAAAGTGCGACAAAGACATTTAACGTGTCAGTCCCAGGCTGGCCAAATGCAACAACATTGTATTGGAGAATTGGCCCGACACCTGCTCGTGACAGTGACTTCGCATTCCAGAGTGGTAATGTTATCATGAATAACGGTTCTGGTGGTTTCTCAGTTCAAGTTTCAGGTGATAATTTGACAGAAGGTAATGAAGATTTCTATATCACTCTACGTACAGGGAGTGGTGCAGGTCCTATTGTCCACACATCTGCAAACGTGACAATTATCGACACATCATTGAACTTCTCACCAGATTATATACTTAATGTAACGACACCTGTATTTGATTATGTCATGACTGGTTCACATCGTGGTGCGGTATTTACTCTACCTGCCGCACAACCACCACTCACATTTAATGTAGGTGATAAGGTTAGATTTGTTATCGACAGTGGGACACAAGGTTCTCACCCATTCTACTTGAAAACATCTCAAGGAAGTGGGACAGGTAATCAAGTACCAAACGTCACAGGACAAGGTGGTGCAGTCTTAGAGTGGACTGCCATTGCAGGCGTGTACTATTATCAGTGTTCTGTCCATGGATCGATGAACAACACAATCACAGTAACATAAATATTTAAAAACACTTCAGGAAGGTACTTTCAATGGCAAAACAAACGGTAGACATCGGTCAAGCCCCAAATGATGGAACTGGTGATCCGTTAAGAATCGCCATGGATAAGATTAACGATAACATGAACGAAATTTATCGTTCTATCGGTGGTCTTGGGTCAACAACACTTCTTAACATGGTAGCTACAAACGCTCCAAGTGGAACTGCACCAACTTTGTCTGTTCAAAAC